CAACAACACGCGCACAACGTCGATCTACGTTAAGCAAAGCGCAAAAAAATCTTTTAGATTCTGTTCAAGGACGAGAAGGAACTAAACAGTCAACAAGCGTAATTCAAGATCTGTCTGATAAGTACGGCTACAAGCCTGGCAAGCGAGCTGGCGCGAAAGGCGGGATGGGCAAAGGTAAAAGAGCGAAGCCACCCGGAATGAACATGGGCGGTGTAGCTGGTAAAAAAAGGACTGTAAGTCGAGCTGCACCTCGAGAAGAAAAGCTTGCAGCCGCTAAGCTTGCAGCTGCGGCAAGAGCATCAAGAAGTACCGGCATGGGCGGCAAAGAAGCTGGCTCGTCAAGGGCGAGATCTGGTGCAGGGACTGGCAGATCAATTTCACAGTTAAGTGATGCTCAAAAGAATATGCTTAGATCTGTTCAAAGTACTGGGCGTAAACAGCCAACAAGTGTTATTGATGAATTAACTAAAAAGTACGGTAATCTTGCTGCTCGTAAGCAACGTCAAACCCTTAAAGCGAAAGCGCCCAAGCCCCCTGGCATGAGAGCGGGTGGTATGTCCATGAAGTCTAAGATGGCTTCGAAAGGCGGCAAGATGGGCGGCATGATGCCACCTGGTTACAAGAAAGGCGGATCTGTAGGCAGAAAGAAAGCTCGCGGAGTTGGTGCGGCCAAGCGAGGGTTTGGTAGGGCTATGCGTTAAGCATGGCCTATCTCCAAAGCAATATCCCACACTTTAAAGCGTGGGTAAGAAGGGAATACACGGTTAATCATGAGCGATACCATGGCGAGTTTTTACACGCTATGGTTATCGCCGTGACTACCATGCCAACTCGATGTCTTTCGTTTCAAGTTATCTTTACTGGATGCGAAGCTGATGAAGACGAGCCTAACGTACACGGTGGCGCCATGTGGGCAAGAATGCCTATTACCGCGTTGGTCGGTGACACGCCTTTTGAGGAATGGCCTGAGCCGATGCCTGTCTGGGCTGCTCAACCTTGGGATTGCAGTTCTCATAATCACTCTGTTTATGTGCTTGACCGCTGCACACCTTGTCCATGGATGGCTAAGATTGATGGTGAATTTTATCCTGCGAAATATCTTTTTACGGTAGACTATGCGGAGAATGAGATCGCGGATGATCCGGCGCAACATAAGCAATCGCATGTACTTGAGTTGCTTGATGCTGGAGAATGGACGGGAAATATTGTAGCGTTACCGAATAACAGGGTAAGGGTTACGCATCCTGCGTGGTTTGAAACAGGTGAAGGTGCGCCAGACTTTAAACCGTCACAGCATATTCACTACAGCAAATCCGATTTAGACTATACGCTAGATGTGAATCAAGTATTCGATAACTTGTATGCGGACAAGGAATAATTTATGAAGTCCAATACTGATATGTACAAGAAGGTCATGCGCCTTCTTGAGGGTTCTAAGGATGAGTCTTTGCTTGAAGATCTTCGTGAAAACGAAGATGAGCTTATGGATTATTTAATGGAAGAGATGCCTGAAGAAAAAGGCTCCGTTATGATCATGATCAAGAAGGGCAAGAAAGGTGATGACCTTGAAGAACTCTTTCCTGAAAAAGACAATCCTCGCATGCCTAAGATGAACAAAGGTGGCGCTGTTCGCAAGCCGAAAGCCAAGGCCAAGGCTAAAAAGAAATCGACTTCGATGACGAAGTGGGAAAGGAAGTGGGGCTAACACATGGCTATTGAGCGCGGCGTTGATGACGTTGATATCCAAGAACTTGAGATAGAAGACAACTCAAAAGAAATCCAAGTGGATGTTGAGGACGATTCTTTTGAAGAGATTTTAGGTTCTGGGTTTAGCGAAGATGATGACATAGAAACCCTTGATGACGGGACTATGCTGATTGGTATGCCGCCCCCCGATATAGCGGCAGAGGGAGATGATTTTTTTGAGAACCTCGCTGAGGTTCTTGATCGTTCTACGTTGGGATCTTTGTACAACGACTGTATTGCTGATTACAAAGATGACTTAGCATCTAGAAAGGAATGGGAACAGACTTACCGAGAGGGCCTTGAGTTTCTCGGCATGAAGTTTGAAGACCGAAGCGAACCTTTTGAAGGTGCTTCCGGTATTGTGCATCCGCTTTTAGCGGAAAGTGTTACGCAGTTCCAGGCGCAAGCGTATAAAGAAATGCTGCCGCCTGGAGGTCCGGTGAAGACTCAAGTCGTTGGACTGGGTACTCCGCAAACCGACCTCCAGGCTACGCGTGTACAAGAGTACATGAACTACCAGATTACTCAGGTCATGAAGGAATATGATCCTGAAACCGACCAGATGCTGTTTTATCTGCCGCTGTCTGGTAGTGCGTTTCGCAAGGTTCACTTTGATCAAACACTGGGAAGACCTGTTTCTAGGTTTATTCCTTCAGAAAACTTGGTTGTGCCTTATGGCGCCAGCAGTCTAGACAGTGCGGTTCGTATTACGCACGTTGTTGATATGTCAATCAATGACGTTAAGAAGCTTCAGCAAACAGGTTTTTATCGAAAGACTAACATGTCTAACAGGACCGCGAACATTGGTTCTGACAGTGACATAGAGGAGGAATTAGATGAACTACAAGGCGTTAAGCCGTCTGGCAACTCTAACTCTGATGAGTGCGAAATCCTTGAAATGCATGTCGAACTCGACATTGAAGGTTATGAAGATCTTGATGCAGAAGGTGAAGAAACAGGTATTAAACTTCCTTACATCGTTACCATTTCCCAAAGTCAATCTCAAATTTTATCCATTCGAAGGAACTACGATCAAAACGATCCTATGCGTAAGCGGATTGATTATTTTGTTCATTATAAGTTTCTACCTGGTATCGGCTTTTATGGTTTCGGCCTAACGCATATGATCGGTGGGTTGTCCCGTGGGGCAACCTCATTGCTTCGGCAGTTGATTGATGCAGGAACTTTAGCGAACTTACCCGCTGGATTTAAAGCGCGTGGCATTCGTATTCGCGATAGCGATGTGCCGTTACAGCCAGGTGAGTTTAGAGACATGGATGCACCAGGAGGCTCATTGCGTGATGCGCTAATGCCTCTGCCGTTTAAAGAACCTAGCGGAACCCTCTTAAACTTGCTTGGTATGTTGGTTGAAGCCGGTAAGCGATTCGCCTCTATCGGTGATATGCAAGTTGGTGACGGCAATCAAGAAGCGCCTGTTGGTACAACTGTTGCGCTATTGGAGCGTGGCAGTCGCGTAATGAGCGCGATTCATAAGCGATTGCATTATTCGCAGCGTATTGAATTCAATCTTCTTGCGCGAACGTTTAAAGAGAATCTGCCTCCCGCTTATCCATACATGATTGCAAATGGTAATCCAGGTCTGATTCAGCAAGACTTTGATGACCGAATAGATATCATTCCAGTCAGCGATCCCAACATATTCTCTATGAGTCAGCGCGTGATGTTGTCTCAAGAAATGCTAAGGATGGTGCAGGCTAACCCTGAAATTCATGGCCCTATGGGTATGTACAACGCTTACAAGCGTATGTATGAGGCGATGGGTGTACAGCAAGTAGATCAGATTCTACCGCCTCCCCCTCCGCCACCACAGCCTATGCCAGTTGCTCCGGCTATGGAAAATGCAAACTTTATGATGATGCAGCCAGCTACACCGTTTCCTGATCAAGATCATCAAGCGCACATTGACTCGCACATCACGGTATATAACTCTGCTGTTGTTAAAACAAACCCACAACTTCGCGCTATGATTCAAGCGCATGTCTATGGGCATATTGATATGATGGCAAGGCAACAAGCTATGCAAGACCCAGAAGTCCAGCAAATGCAACAACAAATGCAAATGATGGGACCACCCCCTGGTATGGGGCCACCCCCAGGACCCGGTATGGGGCCACCCCCAGGAATGGGTCCCCCTCAGTTAGGTGGACCCATGGGTGTTCCTCCAAGTGGTCCTCCAGGGGCCAGCCCTTCAATGGCGCCTCCACAAGGCGGAGCGCCCATGGGACCACCGCCACCTAATCCTATGCAGGCTATGATTGAAACTAAGGTTGCTCAAATCACGGCTGATATGCTTGAAAAGATTGCACCAATCTTTGAAGCAGAAGATACGGACGATCCGCTTGTTGAGTTGCGTCGAGAAGAGCTTGATATCAAGGCTAAAGATGTTCAAAGAAAAGCCATGGAAGCTCAGCAACGTATGGAAATGGATGAAGATCGAATCGATAAAGATTATGCTATGGATCAAGAGCGCATGGATCTTCAGGCAGACATTGCTGACATGAAGAACAAAACCGCTCAAGATAGGCTAAAGTTACAAGAGTCTATACAAATGGCTAACGTAGCTGAGAAAATGACCAAAAACATATTTGGGAACTAATCATGATTAAGAGAACCACAAGCTTTAAAGATCCAAAGGTAGACAAAGGCGGATTCACTGTTAAGGATCAAGGTCGCGTTAAGTACGCGTCTATTGAGTCTGTATCTGCCTCTGCAACTCCTAAGCCTGGAATGGGCAAAGGTAAGTCTCGAGGCGGCGGTGACGCACAGCGAGGGACTAAATTCGAAGGCATATTCTAGTGTTTGCTCCCCCAAAAGCTTTTATGGATAGGTTGACTGCTGGCGGCGATCTTAGCCCTCCTTTTGTAATGGACAACGATCGCAATCAAGAGCCGCTAGGTGGCGGATATGTGGGAGGATTTGGCAACCTTCAAGATCTTTTTAATCGCGCACGTCAACAAACTGGGCAAATCCGAGATCAAGGCCCTCAATACGAGGGTCGTAATCCCGATGGTTCTATATTTAGATCGCAGTTTCCTATGGGGAATAACAGGCCCGTACTAACAAATCACCGCGCACCACCGCGTCCGATGCCAAGCCGACCGGGTGTAAAGCAACCGCAAGGTACTCAACAGCCCATGCGAAACGAGGTTGGTGATACTTTTAATAGGCGAATTCAAGAACAAATGGGGCGAAGACAAAGAATGCCTCAGCCTACTCAAGGTTACGGCAATCGCTTTCCAGGTATGCAGTTCAGTGGACCTTTCTCTCAGCCAATGATGCCTCAAAACTATGGTATGGGTGGCGGATATCGACAACCACCTATGATGCCCCAGTATCCTCAGCCAAGAATGCCTTATCCCCAACCAATGCCACAGCCTGGTTATGGCGGCGGATACGGAGGAGGGTTTGGCGGAAGAGGACCAGGCGGCGGTTATGGCAATATGTATGCACAACCACCTCAAATGTACGGCGGTGGCTATGGTATGCCTCAAAGACCGCCAATGTTTGGTGGATTCGGTGGTGGCATGCAAGGCGGTTATGGGCAACAGCCTCAATATGGGGGTGGATTTGGCGGCGGTATGCAAGGTGGTATGCAAGTTGGTTATGGTATGCAAGGCGGTTACGGTGGTGGTATGGGCGGCATGTACAACCAACCACAACCCCAATATCAAAATGCGCTTGGACCAAGCCCGTTTGGCGGACAAATGAATCAAAGACAACAGCCTC